GGTGCATCAATATTAATCAGTATTGATGGAAGTGGTTCAATGAGACATGCTGGTAAAATTGATGAAGTTAGAGAACTTGTTACTACATTGTTTGACTCAGTAGAAGATTATTCTAATGTAGATTTAAAAGCAAATATTTGGTCAAGTAACTACAAAGGTGATGTTGGAATTACAGATATTAATAATAAAGAAGACTGTAAGTATATTGTTACAGAAAATGATGGTAGATGTAGTTTTACCCCTACCCATTTAGCATTAGATTACTCTTCAAAACAAATTAGTAAAATGAAAGGTAGAAAGAAAATACTAATTCTAATAACAGATGGTAACCCAGAATACTCTAACAACCAATACAAATTAAAAAGAAATATTTTATCTGTAATGTGTAAAAAAGCATTTCTAAAAGCAAAAAGATCAACAGAGAACATAATGATATTACATGTAACTGGTAGTGGTTGTGAGTCAACTGTTAAAGGTAAACGGTGTTATTATTATCCAAGTATGTGTAATGGATGTTACACTAAAGACTATCTAAGTGAATGCTTTGGTAAAAGACATGTAACAAGTGTACCAAGTATGAGACATGCATCTGATAAGGTAGTACATCAGTTTAGAGAGATAGTATCAAAAGTACTTGCTCTTAACTAGTAAGGCTTTTATATGAGTTTGCTTTCTATATATCAATGAGAGAAGTGTTAAGTGCTTTATCCGTAGTTATGATGATAAGCATGATTTTTGGTGTTGCACACGCTGAAACTTATGATATCAATGTAACACAAGATGGATTTGCTTTATCACACTTTGAAATAGTAAGTGGTGATACTGTAAGATTCATTAATGCTGATATGAGGGACTATGGTAGTGTTCAAGAACTTGAACCACATTGTGTGAGTGATCCATTCGCACAACCATATACTGAAGAAAGTTGTTGGATTATTGATGGTAGTACACCAAGTATATCATATACATTGACTTCAAGTCAAATGTTTTATGATAGATTCTTTGATGTTGCTCCAATCACTATATCTATAGAAGATAGTCAAGTTACTACTTCTGATAGTGATATAGATAGTGCACCAACTTATACAGGTACAGTGGATGAGTTGACTTTACAGTCAAATTTGACAGATATAACTGCTCAATTAACTGACGCATTGTCTACTATTGGTACCCTTCAAAGTCAGATAGAAACTAAGAACTTGGAAATACAAACACTACAAAATCAAGTAGTTGATGTAAGTCCATATGAAACACAGATATCAACACTTACTGCAGAACGTGACCAATGGAAACAGACTGCAGAAAATTGGTATGCTGTTGCTATGGAACAAGTCCAAGTTATGATTAACGTCTTAGGACTTTAATCGATCTCTTTTTTTTATCAGTGTATAGGAACCTTTATATACCCTTTACTACTATCAAGACTTATATACTTGTAAATATAATTAAAATAATGGAAAAATTATTAACAATAGAACAAAGAGACGAAAAAATGAAAGAGATTATAAGTAACGAAATCTCAAGTAGAGTAGAAATGCAATTTAATAGAGAAAAAACTATTAAGGAAATTATGAAACTTGAAGATGAGTTATTTATGCCAAAACATGTACCAAAAGGTACGGAAGAAGATCCAGACAACCCAGAGTATAGGGAGTTTTCTCAAGAAGAGAAAGATAATTGTGCGTGTCAAAACTGTAAATATCCTTTAGAGTGGTGGCAACGCATGGAAAAAAACACTGATAAAGAGTCTAAAAACTATGGTAAATTGGAACATGTTGAGTCAGACTTAAGACTACGAAAATATCTCCAAGAGTTGGAAGACATGAGGGTGAATCCAGTATGAGTATGACAGATAGAGAAAAATTCATCTACCATGCTGCTACTCTTTTTACTTTACAATTAATGCAAAAACATAAAAGTGATTTATCAACAGAAGGAATGACAAATTTACTTAATTTAATTAAAAAAAACAGATGTAGAAAAATGAAAAAAGAAGATTTTACAAGTGTTTTAGATGACATGGAAGAAGAGATTTTATTATCTGCAGTAGTATATGATATGAAAAAGGGGAAGTTTTTTAGATGACCATGTGCCATATTTGTTTAAAAGATGGTGAATGCACCAAAATAGAAAGATTAGATATATGTAAAGAATGCCTCAATAATGTAAAAAAAATAGAGGAAAATAATGTGTAACAATTTATGTGAAAGGTTTCAAAAAATTTATTACGGAAATTCATACTACTGCCAAAAATGTGCAAAGTTTATAAATGAAAAATATTTAAAAAAAGAAAAAGGTATGGGTAGAAGAAGATGTTCTTGCTGTAACGGATTAGTTAGAAATAAACCAAAGAAATTTGTTATTGACACACCATTTAAAATAAAAAGAAGCCTATAAAGCGTCTGCAGCCCAAGCCATCATAAAAATTAACTTCTCTTCTTGTTCTTCATCTAATTCCTCTGATAGGTTTAATTTAGATAAACAGAAATGAATAACTTCATGCGTCATCGTACTGTATAAGTCAGATAAAGTCTCATGATTAGTCAAATATATTAGACAACGGTTAGTTTCGTCATAATATATGCCTCTATTTTCACCGTAGACCCTAAAATCGACGGTGCATCTATCATTAGTCATGCCTAAATAAGGTAAATATTATATAGTAATTAAACTTTATCTATTTATGGTTAGGTATATAAGTGGATTTTTAGACTGGTATGAGAGGCATATAACTGAAAGTATGCTAGTCACGGCTATAATCCTATATTTACAGATACCCCACACAATCACTGCAGCAGAGTGCTTTTTTGGAGATCATGATCATACGCTAATATTTGGTAAAAACATAATATTGGACTTTTTACTATATGGTATAGATTTACTTGAAATGATACCAATTATAGGCGTGACTTTGGCACTTGTTAGTAAACTCAGACACAAAGTTTAATAAACAAGAGAGTATTTAAAGGTTATGTCTGAAGAAGAAACACCAACCCCAAGATGGAGTGTTGTTAACGATCTTTATGATGTTTTAGATGAAGGTATAAACAAACTCTATAAGGATAGTAACATCACATACGCTGAGATTGAATTTGCTATTATAATGATGCAAGAAAAACTACTTCAACAAAAGATAACACTTATGCACGCTTACTTGCATAGTGAAAACGAAGAGACAAAAAATAGTAAAGAAGATAATGTAGAACCAAAACCAGAACCTAAAGACCTCTACAAATAGTTAGCCCATTTCAAAGCGTCAACAACTTCTTTTATTGAATTATTGTTTAATTTTTCTTTGAATAACTCTGGACAATCATGAAACCATAAATCTATAACTATATTTCCACTCCACTCTAACATTTTTTGCTGTACTAAATCTCTTTGTGATTTTAATATACCAGTATGATCTTCACCTTGAACTCTAATACAGAGAGGCTGAAAACCGTTATATACTACTATATCAACAGATTCTTTTTTTTGTCTGTCAGATAATCCGTCTTCGTAAAACTCATAACTTAAAAGGGTTTTAAAAGGAACCTGAGTAGTTATGTAATAATGATTATTATCTAATACGTCTTTTAATATATCTACAGTTGTTTTTTCTCCTTTTCCTATTATTTCCATATTCTCTCACTTTTACTTCCCATTTTTTACCACTACCTTTTACATTGATTGATAATACTATTAAGTTTTTCTTGTCGTATATAAAGTCTTTGATTGGTTTTTCTGCAGCCCATGCATTTGTTTTAATTTGAATAAAGTTGGCATTACCATCCCTATCAAAACATATTCCATCAAAAAGATTCCATAAGTCCAACGCTCTATACCATTCACCTTGAGTATATACTAAGTCATGTCTTCTACCATGTGGTTTTAACCATATGTCATCATAACCCTTACTTAATAAGTAATTAACGGCTTTTCTATTAGAAAAACGCATTCTTTGTCTAGGATTCAATGAAAAGACCCACCCTTTTTAATGCATCTACGGTTCTTACAACCTCTGGATAGTCTTTAACTTTCACTTTAAAATATACAAACTCTTGATTTCTATCTCTTACTTTGGTACCAATGTACATACATGAATTACTACAGTACCTAGATGCACCCTTTCTTTTACCTACTTCTAATATAGATTTATTACATATTGTACATTTCTTAAGGTGTGGTTTTTTCTTGTTTAGGTATCTATCTCTAAAATAACCAGTATTTTTTCTATAATTACGTCTACATCTCTCACCACAAAACTTTACTTGTTTCTGCATTTTTTTTAAAGCAAGTGATTTTTCACACCATAAACAAAATTTTTCTGGAGGATCGTATTTATGATTATTCCCCATCTGGGTCACCAAACATTTGATACATCTCGAAGTCTCTTGATGTGTTCATGACTGGTTTTTTCTTCTTTGTTTTTTTATCCATCATTCTTCTTTATTATCTATTCCTTTAGCGTTAAGTATGTATTCTGCATCTGCTTGTGGATGTTCTGGAGAATCTACCATTCTAGCAACACGTTTTTTACCTGATTTTTTAAAGTATATTCTATATGTTGCAGCATGACCTACCACGTTACCACCTATTGGTTTTACAGGGTCACCAAACATAACTGATGGATCAGTTTGTACTTGGTTTGTGTATACTACAGTTGTTCTGAAATAATATGATATGTTTTTGATGTGTGTCATGAGTCTTGCAATTTGATTTTGTCTGTCTGCTAATGTACCTCTTCCAAGATATTCTTCTCTAAATTGTCCTATAGCACCGTCTATAATTACTAATCTTGGTCTTTTATCTTCCATTATTTTTGATAATGCATTAATAGTTCCAAGTAATTGTTCTGTATTTGGTGTATAGAAATAATTAATTCTTTTTAATGCTTCTTCCATGTCTTCTCTAGTTTCAACCATTTCTCTAGCTTTCATAATTTCAAGTATTCGTGTTGGTCTAAAAGTGTCTTCACAATCAACCCATATCACATTTTTACCTTCAGACAAAGCTTGAGCTGTAAGAGTGTTACAAAATTGTGTTTTACCTGAACCAAATTCACCATATATTTCATATGTGCATTCTGGTTTAACACCACCACCTAAAAGTTCATCTACAGCATCACATTTAGTTTCTAACAAAGGTTGATGTTCATGATATTCCATTAAATCAATAACATCCATATCAGATTTACGAATAAGATTATTATCCTCAAGTATTTTTTGGGCATTAAATACCCATCCATCTGCTTTTGATTTAGCGACACCAGTTATCTCTGATATCTCTCTACCACCTCTAATACAAATATCTATTAAAGATGTTACACCAAACTCTGTAAGTTTTTTTGCAGTAACTGCACCTACACCATCAAGTTGAGATATATCTAAATTAACTTCTGGAGTTGTTTCAATATTAAGTTCTTCTAATTCAGACACACTAGTAGATTGTTCTTCTACTATATTAGTCTTTTCATCAGGTTTTTTTGTATGTACCATCTGCCATCAATTTTATTGTGTTTGTGTTTTCCCATCTATGGAATAGTTTTGTTGCTTCAAGATTTGAAATACCTTCAGCTTCAAGCATTCTCATGAACTCTGTAAGTTTTACTTTACCTTCCTTGTCCTCACAATCAGCCCATATCTTATGATATTTCTGTTCTTTTGTCATTTTACCAGTGGTAAATAACTGAGACTGTAGACCTTTAGATGTTATGTCTATTCCAAAGTTTTCATACATGTTAACCAATAATTTTCTAACTGCTTCTATATCATCTATTTCAACCTCTTTCTTAAACTGAAGTTTTGCATGAGCCATGCTAAGTCTAATCAAAGCCTCTAACTGTCTAATACCAATATTAAATTGTTCATTAGATGTTTGTCTCAATTTTTCATAGATTTTAATTATCTCTTCTCTAACTTCTTTTGTTAATACTGGTTGACATTTTTTGCAATATTGATAAAGCCTGTAAGTTGTTTTGTGTCAAATCTACACTCATTACTTACCTCAGTATTTGTAAAGCCATCTAGAATGTGTCTTGCTTTTTGTGCGTCTTCTGTAACATTAACTGTATCTTTAATTAACCAAATTAAGTCAAATCTTGAAAGAAGTGGACTTGGTATGTTTATGTTATCCATTAATGTAAGATTGTCATCATAATTACCAAACTTTGGATTTGCTGCAGCAAGTATACTTGCTTTTGCATCAAGTGTCATATTAACACCAGCTTTTGCTATTGATACTGTCTGTTGTTCCATTGCCTCATGCATAGAACTTCTATCATCTTTATTCATTTTATCAAATTCATCTATGTATGCATGACCACCATTACATAACGGTAATACACCAGCCTGAGCTACCATCCTACCATCTCCCAATTTAACCATACCTATAGTAAGACCAGCACTAGTAGTTCCTTTACCAGATGTGTAAATACTCTTTTGTGTTACCTCTTTACCATATTTTAACAGTTCAGATTTTGCCATTGATGGGTCACCAACTAACAGAATGTTGATATCTGCACGCTTCTTTGACTCTACACCCCCTACTAATTGGAGTAAACATGATANTTTAATGTTGTTATATCCGTAAATATGTGGTGCATAACTGTTTACAAGCTTGTCAATAAACTCACCTTCTTTAATATCTTCCTTGATTTTTGCAAGTTCCTCATCTGATGGTAGTATCTCTTCAACATCATCAACATCTGAAAGTGATAATATATCAATAAACACATCATGTTCATCCTTCTTTTGATCTATATCAGATCTAAATATACCAACAATACGTTTCTTTTGTCCTACAAAAGATGTTCCAACTTGGTCACCTACAACTTTACCGTAAAACATTATAGGTGAATTTTTCTTGGCAAATTCTAATGGTTGTTGTAATAATATAGTCTGTATATCATCTGTTGAGATAGAAGATTTTTGAACTTCCATTTTTGCTCTTTTACATGAAGCATTCATACATAACATACTTGGTAAAACTCTATCAAAACCTGCAACTACTTCTTCAGAAGCGTAACAACTTGGACATATCACTGTAGCCTTCTTTATGTATGTTTTTGGTGCGTCTGTACCTATCACTACAGCAGTAAATACTACAGTCTGTCCCTCTTTCTT